CCACGTCCCGGACGTTGAGCGTTCCATTCATCGATGGTCTCAGGCAACCAGCCCCGAGTGCGGCCTATGGTCGCGTCGGGTTCGGGGAGTTTGAGGTTGAGCAGGCCGCCACTGGTGATGCCAAGGCGTTCTGCGACCTGTTTGACGCCGAGGTATTCAGTCGTCATTGTTGCCTTCCTTGCCGTTGATGATTCCGGCCGCAAGGCCCATGATTCCGGCCGCGAGACCGAAGCCGCCAGATACTATCGGGCTGTCGGATAGCGCGCCGCCCAAGGCCATGGCTCCGAACGTCAGGGCCACGATTCCGAAAATCAGTGATGTTCTCATGATGTGTTTCCGATGAGATAGGATTGGCGGGGAGGTTCCGGCTAGTAGGGTTAGCCGGAACCTGTTTTACTTCTTGTGCTTCGGTCTTCGTCTGATTGCGATGATTATGGCTATCGCGGCGAGGACGTTGGCGATGATGCCGTTGATGACATCGAACCAATCCTTTGGATTCATCGGACCTCCTTTCTGCTGACATATCTATAGTAACGCAATAACTATAGATATGCAAGCCGGGGACACCAAGACACGCCAACGGACACAATGACTGCGAGGCATACATGAGCTGGCGAGTCTGCTCGACACCCGGATGTCCGAACCTCATCGAGACGCCGGCACGCAAATGCGACGCCTGCACCCGAGCCCAACGGGACCGCACCCGTACCCGAGGCCATAACCCCTACGGCACCAAGGGACACCAATCATTCCGCAGGCAAGTGCTCGCACGAGACCCATACTGCACATGCCCCGGCGACTCCGGACGCGGAGGCTGCGGCAAACACCACGGACTCTGCGGCAATCCAAGCACAATCGCAGACCATTACCCATACGAAAGAACCGAACTCATCGACATGCGACTCAACCCCAACGACCCGAAGTTCGGACGAGGATTGTGCAAACAATGCCACGACGTGAAAACCGGCAGAACAAGACCAGCAGGCTTCAATACCAAACAGTAAAAAACAATCAGCAGCCGCACATCCCCGCAAAAACGACCGGCAACACCCAGGGGGGTGGGGTATCGACCACCCCTGCCTGACCGCCGGTGAGCTGTCTGTCGGGTGCGCAGGGTTCAAACATCGCTGGCGGGCCGCCGCGAGGGCGGTCTCGTCGATCTGTCGCTAGGGCGCAAGGCCATGACGAGAGGTGAACATCATGCCAAGTGGAGGCAAACGAGTACGCTCCGGGCCGGCCAAGGACCCGAACAGCGAGAAGAGCCGCAGACTCGGATACACATTGCAGAGCCTGCCGAACACCGAGTGCCGGATGAAGCCGCCGGAATGGCCCTTGGAGCCCGCCGATGACGAGCGCGTCCGCAAACTTGAGGCGGAGAAGTGGAAGTGGCTGTGGAAGCTGCCTCAGGCACGCGCCTGGCATCTGCCCCAGTTCAAGTGGATGATCCGGGAACTGGCGTTGTACGCGCGGCTTTCCACCGCATGCGAGATCGCGCCGGCACCCACGGCGTTGACCGTGCTGCTGCGCATCTCCGACCGCGTCGGCATGAGCGCCGCCGGATTGCAGGCATTAGGCTGGAAAATCGAAGCGGAGGCCGAGCGGAAGCCCGTCGATTCGGAGTTCACGCGCCGCAGGGCCAAGGAGCTGAACCGGGAATCGGCCGCCGAACGCTCTCCCATGGACGAGACGAGGCATGTGTACCAGCGTCGGATGAGCGGCAATGGCTGACGAGGATTCATGGCTCATCGACTTCCCCACGTTGGGGCATCTGGTGTGCGCATGGATCGAACGTCACTGCCGGCAGCCCGACGGCCCGTTGCGAGGCCGTCCAGTGGTGCTGTCCGACTGGCAGTACTGGTTGGCGGCGAACCGTTGGCGCATCCGCGAGGACGCCCCATATGTGCCGCCCGAGGAAGTCACCGTCGACAACCCGATGGTACTCAACCAGGCATTCGAATACCGCATGACGCTGACCGTCGGACCGCAGAAATGGGGCAAGGGGCCATGCACGGCGTTCTTCACCGCCGCCGAGGGCTGCGGGCCCACCATCTTCGATGGCTGGGCGCGAGAAGGCGACATGTACCGTTGCGCTGACAACGGTTGTCCGTGCGGCTGGGAGTGGCCGTACAATCCGGGCGAGCCGAAAGGCCGTCGACATCCGTCGCCGCTCATCCAGCTGACCGCCAACTCCGAGGAACAGGTACGCAACATCTACCGTCCTCTCGTGGCGACGATCCTGCTGGGCCCGCTCAAGGAGCTCATGCGCGTGAGGGACACCTTCATCCGCATATTGCAGCCGGGGCGCGAAGGCGAGGCCGACGCCTTGGACCTGGACCGCATCGACGTGGTCACCGCCTCGGCGAAATCCCGTCTGGGCAATCCGATCACGGACGCCGAACAGGACGAGGCCGGCCTGTACACGAAATCGAACGGCATGATAGCGGTCGCCACCACGCAGCGCCGAGGAGCCGCCGGCATGGGCGGCCGCACACATGCGTGGACGAACGCATGGGATCCGGGCGAGGACAGTTACGCGCAGCAGGTGTTCGAGAACGCCGAGGACGACGTGTTCGTGTTCTACCGGAACCCCGATCTCGCGAAATCATTGCGTCACCGCGACGGCCGGCCGTTGGACTTCAATCTGAAATCCGAACGCTTGAAGATGCTCGAATACGTGTATCGCGGCTCCCCGTGGGTCGACCTTAATTCCATCGAATCGGAAGCCAAGGCGCTGATGAAGACCGACCCTACCCAAGCGGAACGGTTCTTCGGGAACCGTCTGGTGCAGGGCGGCGGCGCATGGCTCGAAGACGGACTGTGGGAGAGCTGCTATGCCGGCGCATGAACTCTGGTTGCCGAACCCGCCAAAAGGCACGCGCGTATGCGCGGGCTTCGACGGTTCGGAGAACGACGACTGGACATGCATCAAGATGGAGACCCTCGACGGGCTGATATTCACTCCCCGATACGGGCCCGACCGGCGTGCGACCATCTGGAACCCGAAGCAGTGGGGCGGGCGCATCCCCCGCGCCGAGGTATCCGCAGCATGGGCGGAACTCAACGACCGCTACAAAATCGAACGCGCCTACTGCGACCCCGGCTTCCGCGACGAACTGTCATGGGAATCGGAGATAGAAGCATGGGATCGCGCCTACGGGCCGAAGAAATTCATGCCATGGAGCATGTCGGGCAGCTCCCGCATCGGAGCCGTCTACGAGGCATTGCGCCGATTCGAAGCCGACCTGACCACACATCGCATCACACAGGACGGCTGCCCCATCACCCGCACCCACATGATGAACGCGCGAAAGGTCGCCAAGACCCTGGAACGCTACGGACTGGCGAAACCCCAACAGAACAGGAAAATAGACGCCGCCGTGACCAGCGTGCTCGCCCACGAAGCCGCATGCGACGCGCGAGCCGCCGGCTGGGGCGCTCGCAAACACAATTACATGCTTACCGGATCATCGACCAGAAGGAGGTACTGATGGACTACAGCCAGCAGGAACTGTCCTCATTGGCGAACCGACTGGCCGATAAGATCCAGTTCCGTCGACCCAGCATCGGCACCCACACCGATTACGTCTTGGGCAAACGCGGCAAGCTCAAGTTCGCGTCCAAGGAATTCAAGCGCTACATGAGCGACCGGTTCTCCGACTTCTCCGACAACTGGTGCCTCCCCGTGGCGCAGGCCCCAGTGGAACGCATCAAGTTCAAGGGCTTCGTCCCTTATGATGACGTGAAGCTCGGCACCGGCATCATGAAATGCCTCGACCGCAACGACTTCGAACGCGGACTTCAGGAAGCCGCGCTGATGATGACCACCACGGGCCGCGCGTTCGCTTTGGTCACGCAGGTCGACGGCAGGGCCCGCATCACGTTCGAGCACCCGGACAGCGCCGCAGTCATCTACGATGCGCGCACCGGCCAGCCGTCAGCCGGGTTCCTCATCCAGCAGGGCGACGACAAGGAGTACGGCACCCTCATGCTGCCCGGCTGGACGGTCAGCATGGAACGCAAGAAGATGCTCGGTCTGACCGACCAGCGCGTGCCGCCCGACGTGTACGGCTGGAAGATGAATGACCCTCAGCCCACCGGTCTGGACACGATCCCCCTGCGCGAGTTCCGCAACCAGATGCTATTGGACAATGCGCCGATCAGCGACATCGCGCACGTCGAATCGATGCAGGACACGGTCAACGTCGTATGGGCCTACCTGCTGAACGCATTGGACTACGCCTCACTGCCGGCACGAGTCATCCTCGGCGGAGACCCGCTCGTCGAGCCCGTCTACAACGAGGAGGGACAGCAGGTCGGCGAGAAGCCCATCGAACTCGACAAGCAGGTGCTGGAGCGCATCTACCAGTTCACCGGCGACAACGTGAACCTGGGCGAATGGTCAAGCTCGAACCTGAACGTGTTCATCCCGGTCATCGAAAAAGCGGTGGAGCATATCGCCGCCGAAACACGCACCCCCGGCCATTACCTGCTGACGAACGCGGAGGTTCCGGCCACCGGCTACGAGGTCGCCGAAGCCGGCCTCGTATCCAAGACCATCGAACGCATCAGCTTCCTGAAATCCCCCATCCGCGACATCTGCAGCATCGCCATGCGCTACGAGAACGACGTGGCTGAGGCGGACATCATCGCCGACTCCAAGGTGCAGTTCGCGACCCCGCAGTATCGCAGCGAAACCCTGATGGCGGACGCGATGCTCAAATACAAGCAGCTCGGCTTCCCGATCCAATGGGTCGCGGAGCAGATGGGCCAAAGCTCGGACGAGGTGCAGCGCATCATGCGCATGCGCGCCGACGAGATGGCCGACCCCGAACTCGAATCGTTGAACCGTGCCCTGCAGATCGGAGGCGCTGATGGCGGTCGAATCGCAGGTGCTGGCCTACAGCCAGAAACGGCTGGCGACGCTGGAGCTGACGGCGGACAGGGCCGCACGCAGAACATGGAACAGGGTCGACGCCAATAACATCCAGGCATCATGGAAGTCGATAAGCCGCGACTTCCTCACCCTGTTCTCCACGATCCAAACCAAGTCCGCCGAAACGGCCATCGACGCGAGCGGCATGATGCTCGCCGAACAGGGCGTCTACATCACGCCACACGCCTTGGCCAACCCGAACGCATTCGCCGGTTGGGCACCGTCCGGCCTCGACATCGCATCCTACTTCCAATCCCCCGTGTTCGCCGCCCTGCACGCGATACGCACCGGCAGCTCCCCGTTGGAGGCGTTGGAATATGGGCGCAACCTGCTGGTAATGCTCACCTCTCTGGCCGTCATGGACACCGCCCGCCAGGCGGAGTCACTGGACATCACCAGCCGTCCCAAGGTCGGCTACATCCGCGTCGAATCCGCCACCTGCTGCGACAGGTGCATGATATTGGCCGGCAAATGGTTCCACTTCAACGAGGGCTTCCTGCGCCACCCCCACTGCCACGGCCGCCACGTGCCCTGCAGCCAGAGCATGGCCAAACAGCAGGGATGGATCAGCGACCCTATGGAGGGTTTCAAAAGTCTCTCCCATGAGGAGCAGGACAAGCGCTTCGGCGCGAATTACGCGCAGGCCATCCGCGATGGCGCCGACATCTACCAGGTCGTCAACTCGAAACGCGGCATGCAAAGGGTGGGCAAAGGCTATACGGCGCTGACCACCAGCGAGGGCACCACACGATACGGGTGGGCCAGCATGCAATACGCCCAGCAGTCCGGCCGGAGGATGAAACGCCGCCTGTCCATCGACGGCATCTACTCGCTGATCGGAGGCGACCGGGAGAAGACCATAGCCGCGTTGAAGGCCAACGGATATTTCGTGGACAACGACTGGCGCGGCAAGGTGCCCGAGATCCGCAAGGGCATGTGGCTGCACGACAACACGTACCGGCAGGGGCGCGTCGAACTG